AACGAATTCGAAGAATCGTTCGGGGCTGTTCGAGAACTCTCTCCGGACTTCCGCCGGGAGTTGTTCGAACATGCTGTTGGCTTTGGCGATCTGATTTTGAGCGGTTTGGAAATCAAATCCGCTTAAATCGCCGTATTGGCCTCCCCATTGTTCCAGGTGCGAGAGCGTTCCGCTTCTTGCGTGCCTGGCAATGATTTTGTTGACGTCTGTTTGGTCTTTGAAGCTCTGTTTTGTTCGACCGTCTGAGTAGTCTTTTGGTATTTGCGTGAGTCTCACGCCTTCTTCGTTTCTCATGAAGCTCATTAGTATCTTTCCTCGTAGTAGGTATCGAAGATCCGCTGTATTTGCTCTTTGCTCGGCAGTTTGCCGTTGTTTTTTTGCATGTAATCTTTAATGTATTGGTCGGTATTTTGCAGTGCGAAACCGATCCACGTTCGTTGTCCGTCTTTTGGTAACCTTATTGATCCAAGTCCTTGTTCGCGTTTTTTTACCGATGGAGTGAGTTTTGCTGACGTTGGCCTTTCTAATTGTCTTTCTGTACGTGTTGACATCGAAGTGCCGGGCTGCTTTCGTGTTTGGTATCCCGATGTTAGTTCTTTTATTGCTGATGATCCTTTATCAATGAGTGTTCCAGCGCCTGCGCCTATTTTTGATGCTGGCGCAATTGCGTCTGCTTGGGCATTTGTCAATTTTGTCTGTGCCCTTATATTGGCTATTTGTGCCGCAACGAGTCCTGCGTTGCTGGTTGCTTCTCCTAATTGCTTCTTGGTGTTTTCGAATCGTGCTGTTGATCCTCCTGGCGTCGAGCTCGGGCTGCCTAATGCCAAGATTCTGTTAAGACCTGCTGCCTCCAGGTCTTTTGCCGAGCGTTGATATGCTGTTGAACTCATCCGTTCCTGGAAGGCTCTGTTTTTGGCTGCTTCGCGTGCGTTTGCTCTATTGGCACTGGACTGTCCGGATTGTCCGAACAGTCCGCCAATAATGCTGCCGCCAATACTTGCTAATGCTCCTGGCCACGCCATTTATTTCTCCTAGAAGTGGTCTATTCCACCTGGTACACCGTAGAGCGGTAATGGCCGTGCTGCTTTGATGTCGTGCCAGATGTCTGCGATGAAATGCGGTTCTGCTGGTACGGCAATGGCCCTGTCGAGTGGTGTGCCGGTGTTGCTTTGGATAAAGGTGTTTCCAAGTGTTGGTTGGCTGGTAAAGTCTTCGCTGAGATTCCAGCTCGCGAGTGTTCCGCTTGCGTCTGGCCGCATAAGTCCACTTAATTTATTGTTCTGAAATCTATATTCGTTATAGCGGCCAGTATAACCGAAAACGTCCTGGTCGGTGCTGTCGCCTTCAATCCAGATTTCTTGGTTCAGGATACTTTGTTCCCCCAAACCGCTGAGAACGGGATAATAGAAGTCATAACGTGTTGATTTTGTCCAGTATCGGTCGATGCCCTGCGAATAAGTGATGTCGCCTCTCGCGTTGACCAGGGCGATAATGACGCCATGTTCCACGAAACTTTTCGTAAAGCTATGTTCTCCGACGCTGTATCCGTAACCGGCCAGCGCGCCTTTGGTGTTATTCGCGGTTGGAGAACCTGCGTAGGTTGTTTGAGGTACCGGTGTGATACCCACAGTTTGGGTACCTCCCCCTAGGTAGACAGGGCGTTGGGCCGTATAGTCAGGAAATGTAACGCCCCAATGAGCCTTCAAGGTCTCCACGTACCTGGTGCCTGATCTTGCGTCCCTTTCGAGCAATCGCTGTGTTTGAAATGCCAGACGTAGTTCGTTGATAGTCGCTGCTGTTGCGGTTGATAAGTCTGCGTAGAGTTGTTCACCGACGTTCTGCGCGCCGATGGTTAGGAATGTCGACGTAATGTCCATATTTCGGAGTTCTGTTTCGCCGTCTGCATAGACTTGTACGCCGTCGTTTTCGCCTCCTGGGTGGTGTATGCCGGCGCTGGTGCCCAGTGGTAAGTCGACGGCGTCGCCTTTTTGTGGCCACGGTAATGCGCTGGTGAAGTAATCATGTTTTTTTGCGCGTTTGTAGGGTACTTCGTCTATTTCCGATACGCCGGAGCCGTCTGGCCCATTTGCGGTACTCTCGACGTTGGTGTCCTGGAGGTTTTCGTCGCGAAACCACTCATTCCAAATCATTTTCATTGCACGTGCCGGCAGTGCACTGATATTAGTATTGGTGGCTAAATTCAGGCCGATCGGAATGCCCATGTAGTCGCCAAGGTCGCCGGTTGCGATGGTGCCTGAGTTCATCGTTGGTATTGTGAAATCAATGCTGTCGCCCGGGTCGTCCTGGGCGCCCATGAATTTTTCGAAGTTGCCCCATAGAATTCTGTAAGGAACAAAGAAGTAGAACGTGTCGATATACAGTGAATCCATGAGCGGATGCAGTGGCGTTGCGAGTCGTGCGACAATCGTTGTTCGACAGTTCCAGCTGTCTCCTGGTATTACATCGAAAACGCCCATCGGTATCAGGTAATCTGCGTCGAATGTGGTTTTTACGCCGTGTGAGAGATCGAATGTTGATCTCGGAATATCCGCTCTCGGAACTTGTCCGAAGCGGTGTTGGCTTTTGCCGACTTTTGTACGTTGTGCCATTTAGGTGCCCTCTGTCGCGAGTTTAAGGTCTGCTTGTTTTGGATTGCGGTCTACTGATACACATTCCAATCCGGTTGTGAGTTTTTCGAGTTCTTCGCCTTCCATTTTTCCGGTCGTGTCATTGAACGATCCTATTCGGTAGAGCGTGTAGTCCTCTGGATGTTTGCCGACTTCGTGGTCGGCGTCTGTTGCGATGTCTTTAAAGCCTCGGACCGCTTGTCCGTCTGCTTGGGAGAAAAAAGGGCGCATGTATACGCCCGAAGCTACGTCGTAGATTGTGTATGCGTTGAGTTTCATTGTTGCTCCTTTATTTTTGTCCAGCGTTCTGAGATTCCGTTTTTACGTCTTACTGCGATTCCCCATTCGTAGTTGAAGTCTTCGCAGCATTTTAGGTGCATCCATTGTTCGCCACCGGTGTGGCTAGTTTTCCAGGCGTCTCGCCTGATGTAGTTGTTGCATAGTGCGCATTGCATAGTACTCTCCTGTTGGAGCTGTAATTATAATGCAATTGCAGTTTTATTGCAAACCTTTTTCGTACCCTCTTTTGAGTGTTTTTATCTGTGCTTTTTTTACTTTGTATTTGTCTTCTAATCTTCTAGCAGTGAAGTCTTCACCTTTGGAAGCGTGATAGTCTGCTCTGCGTTTTTTAACCTCTCGGTAGGTGTTTTCGTCCTCACGTAGAAGTAGCTGGTCATAGTATTTAGGTATTCTCTTATAGACGCCTCGTCCGGGTACCGGACATTCGTCTGAGGGATAGAAGTCTGTTTTGTATTTTTCATAGAACGTTTTTCCTATTCCGGGTTTTAGCGACATTGTTACGTATTCTGGTTCGAGCTTATAGAGCTCGCCTGTCTCGGTATTAACTCGGCCGTAGTGTTCTTCGGCTCGTATGCCGGTAATCTTTTTCATGATGTACCTGGCGGTGTACGCCGCTGTCTCGTATGTGAGTTCGCCGAGGGCGCAAAAGCCTTTGCCCCATATCTCTGCTAGCGTGTCGCTAGTGTAAGTAATAATTCCTTCCTGCTCTTTGTATGGTTCTCGGTCATCGAAGTCGATGCCGAATAGGCAGGCATGGTAGTGCGGCCTGCTGAGTTTTTCTCCGTATTCTCCACAGTGGAAATAACGGATTTTTTTATCTTTGTAGCGCCTCCTGAGTCGCTTCATAAATTTTTGAAAGTGTTCTTTGTTCAAGCTGCCGTCTCGCGGCAGGTTTTCTGGGTCGTAGGTCAGCGTTACGAAGGTATTTTCTTCGTGCATTTCCGCTTCGTGTACACATCTCGCGGCCCATTCCTTTGATTTGTCGATGCGACAGCCCATGCACTGGGAGCAGGCTATGTCGATCGCTTTCCCGGCGTCGGACATTCGTCTGAAGACGATGCCGTGTTCCGGGTGCTCAAAACCTTTAAGCGGGCTGTAGCATGGCATCCGTCATAGCCTGACGCCGCCACGCGCCATTGTAACGCGGTTTTTCGGGTGCTCTTTCATGACGCCTTTGGCGAACATGCTTCGGCTTCGCCGTTTACCTAGTTTTCTGCGTTTGCGCATTTGCTCTTTTCTCCGTTTACGTATCTCACGTTGCCGTTTGA